ATAAATTAACAAGTTAAAAAGGAACTAAAAAATTATGTCACTTTGTAGTAATATAAATAAATCAAACCCAACAAATTATAGATTAGTTTTTCCGCTTTTACCAGCAGAAATAACATTAGCTGCAACTAAACCATTAATATTAAATATTTTTAGTTCAGTTGTACCAAGTTTAACATTAAGTGAATTAGAACTTGATTGGCAAGGATTAAAAGGAAAAATAGTTGGTAGTCCTTTATTATTTGACCAATGGAATGTTAATTTTGTTGTAGATTCTAATTTTGAAAACTGGCAAATAATTTTTAATTGGATGAGTTATATAAATAATAACTATGGAAAACATATGGAAACACATAAAAATTATTCTGTTGATGCTAGTTTACAAATTTTAGATAACTTTAGAGAAGATGTACTTAGTTTAAGTTTTATTTCCATATGGCCAACTAGCCTTGGTGAAGTTACACTAAGTCAACGAGACGGTGAAACATTAATTGAATGTATGGTAAATTTTAGTTATGATTATTTTAAAATAATATAAATAAATACATAAATAGTAGCAAATATAAATAAAGCTTTTTCTTATGAATGTAAGAAAATAATACGGAGGAGAAACATGGCATTATATTTAAGTCCACTCGTAGATGTAAACGAGATTGATTTAAGTACAACAATTCCAGCAGTAGCAACAAGCATTGGAGTTATTGTATTACAAGACACATATAAAGGATACGAAAATAAACAAGTTTTAGTAACAAGCGTTGATGAATTAATTGAATCTTTTGGTCAACCAGATGATAATTCATACAAAGATATTATGGCCGCAGCAGGATTTCTAAAATATGGAAATACTCTTTATTGTACAAGAGTATTAGCACCAAGCGCAACATTCGCTGGTGTGTATGGAACACCAGGAACATCTGGTACATATACAGCATATACTACTGCAAATTCTTTTATACTAAGTGATTTTGATGAAGAAGACCCAGATGAATTTGGTGAAGAAACAACTGTCTTTACAACTGGCAGAGCAGAAGAAAACGCAAGTATAGCAATGATAGCTAGAGACAGAGGAGTTAATGGTAATTATATAAAAGTAGCTATAATTGGTAGAGACAAATACAATGCAGTAAGAAACATTACTGGTGATGATGATGCTTCAGCATCTTCACTTTCATTATCAGCAACATTATTTAATGACTTGGGAGATATTGATTATTCATTTGATAATGATAAACAATTCTTAGTACTAGTAAGAGCAGCAGACCAAGAAGACATAAATAAAACAACTATACCATATACTGTAAAAGAAACATTTTTAGTATCAACTGACATAAGAGAAATAGACGACGAAGGTGATAATAAATTTTGTGAAAACTATATTAATAGTAATTCAAGATATATTAGAATGGCAGTAACAAGTGCTTTCAAAGATACAGATATGAGTACATATTTTAATACAGAATATTCTACATTCGCTGGTGGACAAAGAAATAACAGCGATAGTATTACTGATGCTGATATTATAGAAGCATATGAACTATATGATAATGCAGAAGAAGTAGATGTAAATATCTTTATAGATTCAGATAAAAGCGTAACAGTAAAAACATCAATGGATACAATCTGTCAAGCAAGAAAAGATGCAATGGCAGTTCTTGATGTAACTAAAGCATTAGTTGTTAATAATAAAGGATTTGAAGCAACTAACTGTAGGGATTGGAGACGAGGCATTGGAAGTTTTACAGGCACTAACTTAAATATAAACACAAGTTATTCAGCAGTTTATGCTAACTGGTTAAATGTTTATGATAAGTGGAATGCTAAATATCGTTGGATTCCTGCTTCAGGACACGTTGCTGGAATTTATGCAAATACAGATGATACAAACGACCCATGGTTTGCACCAGCTGGTTTAAACAGAGCTATTATAAGCAATGTTAGAAAACTAGCATGGAACCCATCAAAGGGAGCAAGAGACATACTTTACAAAAATGGTTTAAATCCAATTGTATCTTTTGCCGGACAAGGAAAAGTCGTATGGGGTCAAAAAAATCTACTTGATAAGAGTTCAGCATTTAATAGAGTAAACGTAAGAAGACTATTTATGATTCTTGCAAAAGCAATAAGCACAGCTCTAAAATACTTCTTATTCGAACCTAACGACTCTTTTACAAGACTTCAAATTATAAATATGATTGAACCTTTCTTACGAGACGTTCAAGCAAGACGAGGTATTTATGAATATATGGTAGTCTGTGATAGTAGAAACAATACAGCAGAAAGAATAGATAGAAACGAACTATGGTGTGATATTTATATTAAGCCAACACGAGCAGCAGAATTTATAGTTCTAAACTTGATAGCTACAAAGACTGGAGCATCATTCACTGAATTAGTTGCCGCTGTAACACCAAGTTAAAATAAAATGGGGTAGTTTATCTACCCCATATAACAAGAAAATAAAAAATAGGAGTTAAGAAAATGACAGATTTTAATTTAGAAGGATTTAAAGCAGGTTTTGGAGACGGAGCAAGAAGTAATTTATTTTACTACATACCAAACTTTCCTGGTGGAGTAGATGAAGGACTTGGTAATAATGCAAAATTCCTTGTAAAAACAACTAACCTTCCTAGTACAACAGTAGAAGAAGTTCCAGTTAATTGGCAAGGATATGATTTCAAATATGCTGGTAAACATACTTATGCTGATTTTACTGTAACATTTAATACTGATCAAAAAGCCTTAATTAGATTCGCATTTGAAAATTGGATTAATGAAAAAATACATAATCCATTAACAAATGAATACTTTAATTTTGATAATTATATGCTAGACCAAAAATTACAATTACTTGGGTTTAATGGTGAGCCAGTAATGGAATACACACTTCACGATGCTTGGCCAAAAGAAGTAGCAACACTAGCATTAGATTATGCTACAACTGATATTGCAACATTTGATGTTACATTCGCATACAGTTACCACACAGTTATAAAAGGTGGTACAGGTAATTAAAAAAGAAAATTAAATTAATTATAAAAATATTAAAAAGGAGAACAAAATGAACATATCAATTTTAAATAGACTTTTTCAAAAAAATACTTTAATAGGTTTAGTACCAATTATTGCAACTTTAATTCTTCAAGTAAGCCCCGACCTTGGTGAAATATGGACACCAGCAAATATTACTTCAGCTCTTTTATTACTGCAAGCAATATGGTTTGCTCTAAAAGACGGAACACCAAATACAGAATAAATGAGAATAAATATGAAACTAGAAAAATACTTGAATGAAAAAGTAAGAACTCCTGGTTCAATTATTCCACAAAAAAGATTAGTATCAGAAATTGATATTAACATAAAACTTGAACATGGTGTGAGTTTTAGAGCATACAAAAATGTTGAAGGATTTATTAAAAAAATACTTGAGAAAGAATTAAGTAAAAAATACTTAAATATTACAACAATTAATATTGATAGTAAATATGAATAAGTGAGGAGTAAATAATATGTCAACAAATTTTAAGAATTACATAAATGTTTATGAGTTTGAATGTGAGTTACCTGGTAGTGGTAAAATAGTTAAATACAAACCTATCACAACCGGACAAATGAAGAAACTTTTAATTTACGAAAATGAAACAAGTCCAGTAATACAGGAAAAAGCTTTAGATGATTTAATTTCTTCATCAGTAATAGATGAAGATTTTGATATAAATAAAATTTACCTAGAAGATAGATTTTTCTTATTGATTGAAATGAGAAAAAACACAAAAGGTAAAAATTTTAAATTTGAATTTAAATGCCCAAAATGTAAAACAGTATCACCACAAACAATTAACCTTGACAGTTTAAAAGTTGTTAAATTAAAAGATATTAAAATAAATACAAAAATTGAATTAACAGAACAAATTTCAGTTGAATTAAAACATGTAACACGTGGAGAACAAAAAGAGTTAGAAAAATATCTTGACTTAAATGTTAGTGAAACACAACAAATGGTGGAAATGCAATTACTTGGATATGCTGCTGGAATAACAAAAATCATAACACCAGATGGAGAAGAAACACCAAAAATACTTGATAAAAAATGGATGTTAGAAAACACACCACCAGCAATACTTGACAAATTAAAAAATTGGTATAATAATACTGCTTTTGGTGTTGAATTTACATATACAGCAAAATGTATTAGTTGTAAAAATTCTGAGGTTATGGATATTCCTTTAACTAATTTTTTTTTCTAATTAATTTATGGAAAGTAAATACTTTAAAGAATATAATTGAGGAACAATACTACCTAGCTAAAAAAGCAAACATAGGTATTACAGAAACAACATTAATGGCTGACTGGGAACGAGAAATATATTGTACTTTATTAGCAGCAGACATAAAAGAAGAAACAGAACAAATGAAAAATATCAATCCCACTTAGTTTAAGCAACTAATGGATTTAATAATCTCAAGGGATATAATAATCCGTTGGGATTTTTTAATTTAAGGATAATATAAATGCCTGAAAAAACAATACTTACTAAT